AAGGATTCAACTATTGGGACAGAATAGTTGACCAATTAAGAGAAGAAATCTAGGTATTAACCGATAAATAACAACAGTCATGAAAAAGCTTATTACATTATTAGTTCTAGTTTTGGCGTTCACAGCGAACGCAATGTCACAGATCACAACTGCCGGGAAACCGGAAACAATCGCATCGTTCCGCATGGGAACATGCAAGCTGGTGAAGACCCGGGATCAATACAAGATCAGCGGGCAGACCAAAGACAACAGGTTCCTTAGGATGAACGTGGAGCTGGGCGACAAGGAGAAGGCAGCAGCTCTTCTCCGGTCGATGGTAGATTACGAGGCAAGCCGGAACGAACAGGTAGCCTTGAACAACTCAACGGAGAACTTTGCCATCTGGGTAGGCACGGCATTCGGAGGCTGGGAGATCACAGATACCGTAGGTGCTGACCGGATAGCAGTGAGTAAGGGAGAATTGAAGAAAATGCTAAAAGCCATAGAGAAATGAAAACAATGATTAAAAAGATTATCGAATGGTTCGGAAAGTCGAACCGCTACAAGCACTTACTTTATGCCATCGTATTATCATATTTGGCAGGATTTGTGTTTACCTGTGGAGTTGCTGCAGGTATGGAGTTCAAGGATGCCCAATGGGGTGGCAAATGGGATTGGATAGACTTCTGGCTGACCGTGGCTGGCGCGGCTGTCGGAGGAACACTGAGAGTAATTACACTTAAGGCACTTGACTTATATTGGCTGGTGGGCGCATGGCTGTAATTATTTCTGACACAGAATACAGTGCTGCTAGAGCTACTCTAGAGCACCACAGAGCTAAAGGCTGGATGACCGAGGCTGAGTATAACGCCAGGCTGGCAGAACTTGATGATGCCTACATCAGCGGTCTTGAGGAAGAGCGGGGATACGGCAATCGTCAGTATAAGATGCAGCAGTTCGAACGTATGGAAGAGGCGCAGCGCAGGATGCGCGAGGCGATCAACAAGAGAGACCGTTTCGGTGTGAAACTCATGGAAAAGGGAAACACCGGAGATTACGTGATCGCCCGTATGGAGAATGGCGTGACAATGCAGAAGATCATCCTGTCACCGCTTGAAGCCCGGTTGCTGGCTGCCGAGATATTATCTAAAGTAAAACCAATCAAAAGAAAGAAAAAGTCATGGAATATCAAGTAAACAAACCGGATAGCACGTTTAAGACCATATTATTGTGTGACGTGTGCCGGAAGAACGTAGCCCACGTTGTGTGCTTTAACAACGGCAAGGAGAACGAAGTAAGGGTCTGTAAGGACTGCATGGAGAGAGCTATGGGCGTCTTCGAAGACGATGAACCTGAAAAGAAGTCGGAATCAAGGAAGTCGGAATCAAGGAAGCCGGAATCAAGGAAGCCGGAAGACGGCTGTCGAGACTGCCATGCCAAGAAACACCGGGATCAACAGATTAAGGGTCTCCGTGATGACCTCAAGAAAAAGATGGATCTTATAAAGAGGCTGAAAGAGGATCTGGTAAGCACAGAGAAAGCCTACAACAACCGGGTGGAAAAGTATATCCGGTTGTCTAAAGATAACACGGAGCTGACTGGACGGGTGAAAAAGCTAGTCATCGAGAATACATATATGAAAGAATCCCTAGGGAATGCCCGAGAGAACTTAGATTTCTACAAGAATATGTACGATGCTTCCGAAAAGAAACGTATGGAATCCGTCAAGGATTACGGGAAACTCTCCAACGGCTTGATCAAAGTAATGATCATAGTAGCCCTGTTGGGTGCAGGAGTAGGTGTAATAACAACAGCCTTGTTAATGCGATGAAACCAAGTGAGATAATTATCGGAACAATCCTCGCAGCCATTGCGGGGATTTTCTTAGGAGCGTTTTTAGTAGGAGTAGTAACCATTTTAACAGAGATATGAGCAAGCAGGTAAACTTAGGACATATCGGGATGATGTTTAACGTTCACGTATTCGCTGTATGCCAGTTTCTGCGGATGCACAGGAAGAAGCCTATATCCAGGTTACATCGGGGTAAGGTCAGCTACTATGGTCCGGCAGACCTGTTCGAGAAGAAAAGGGAGGAATTCGTGCAGTACGTATTCGGGCTGTTTGACCGCAGAAGCCCGCTGACCAGATGCTGCGCCCGTACCGCTAAGATCAATGCCGCGATAAGTGACGAGAGATTCGAAACTAATCGGTTTGAGGAGAAATTACAGGCTAAGGAGTCACACACTAAACGGCGGATCCGCGTATCGGATATCACGGATACGGTAGGGGATGTAGAGGAACACCGTATATATGAGTTCCGGCATTACGTAAACGGTGCGGTAAGTTTCTTCCGGTGGACAGGAAATTCTTGGGAATTCTTGGAAGGAGAGAGAAGTTCCTTAAACAAAAAGCAATTCGTGAGGTCTATCTGCGAGAGATACAAAGTAGCTCCGTAGGAAAGAAATTTGAGAGAATTTATGCAAATTTCGTAAGTTCTCTCAATTTGCACGAATTTATAAATTTTCTCAATTTGCACGAATTTATAAATTTGTACTAAAAATATTAAGAAAATTTGTTACAAAAGAAATCCTAACAGAAGTTGTAGAATGTTAAACGTAAGCTTAGAGTAAGCTTAGATAAGATTAAAATAGCCCGAAAACAGGGTTTTTGTAAAGTATATAGTACATCCGTAGTTTTATGTATTCTTGTAAGTTGCTACAAATCAGTGTGATGCGCAAGCTGCATTGATGTGCATTGATAATATTTTTCTCATCTATGCAGGATAACCTACTGATTTATAGATATTTGCATTGATGCATAGATAAAATGAGTATTATTAAATATATGAATTCTTTTGATGTTGTTAAATAGTGTATATAATTGTATATGCAATTTAACACACTCAAAAGATTTCGTTGGTAAATATAGGAAAACATCTATGCAATCAATGCACAAGCAATGCATCTTATTGACGATCAGTAAGTTACAGTGAATTGGTGATCTATGCATCAATGCAGTTTATCAATGCAGGACCGTGAATTGGCAATCTTAGATTCCGAGATCCGGTAATTTGCGGAATTTTGTGGGGTCGTGATTCGCTAGGTCATCTTGATGGGTGGAATTTGGAGATGCTGGGGATAATGCTTACCTTTGCCTCAGAAACCAAATCATTTTTGCGCATGAATAGTATCCAAGCGAATTTATATAATCCCTTTTACGGGGAGGAACTGTACACGTTGTACAAGGAGCGGTTCGGGCATACACCACTCTTCACGGAACCAGGGCAACTTCGGGAGGTCTTCGACAACTACGTGATGTGGTGTCGCAACCATCCGATCGAATCCACGGATTACGTGAAGAGCGGTGTCATGGCTGGACAGAGTTATGTTGTGCGGAAGAAGCTGCTGGTAACGGAATTCGGCTTTACCCAGTTTCTAGGTACAAGCTGTGACTATCTGAATTCCCGTGAGCGAGTTTACAAGGAGCAGCACGAGAAATACCAAGATGACGAATCCCTTGCGTTCCTTGAGGAAATCCGGGTGATCCGTCAATGGATCAGAGATGACATGGACAAAGGTGCATCGGTCGGATTGTACGATCCTAACTACATTTCGAAGCTTCGCGGGCTTAAGGCATTGAGCGATGTCACCAGCAACGACGAGAAGATCACTGGCGGGCTGCGTGTTGAAGTTTTAAGCAATGATACAGCGAAACGTATGCAAGCACTTGCGAAAGTCGCTAAGAAGCGAGAAAAACACGGTGACGATAAACTAGAGGACCCGAAGGAATGAAGACAACTTACGTATTCGACAAACTCCTAGAAGCCACGGTCGATCCGGATGTCCGGGGCGTATCCAGCAGAGGCGGCACACGATCATCCAAGACATGGTCGATGCTTCAGCTTCTCTACATTATGGCTAGGGAATCGGAAACACCGCTCCTCATCTCCTGCGTTACGGACACGATGCCGGGCATCAAGCGAGGCATGTTCCGTGACTTCAAGCGAATGTTGCAAGACGAAGGCGTGTGGGACGACAAATGCATGAATCTGACCGATTCCATCTACTCACTGGAGAACGGGTCACAGATCGAATTCTTCGGCTGCGAGGACTCGTCTAAGGTTTTCGGCCCTGCCCGTGACATCCTGTTCGTAAACGAGGCGCAGCGTGTCCCGTTTGAAGTGTTCCGTCAGATGGCGGTGCGTACCCGGCTAATGCTCTACATCGACTTCAATCCTGTCAAGAAGTTTTGGGCACACGACTACTTCAAAGGACCGGGAATGGTCGAGATCGTGAGCACCTACAAGGACAATCCGTACTTGACTCCCGAACAGATCGAGGAGATCGAGAGAAACCGGGCTGACGAGAATTGGTGGAGAATCTTCGGCCTCGGGGAAACCGGAGGCGTAGAAGGGCTGGTTTACCCGGAATACGACATAGTTCCTAGTTTCCCGGCTGATGTTACCGGGCAATGTCTAGGACTTGACTTCGGATTCACCGGAGACCCCACAGCCATCGTGCGTGTCGGCTTCAAGGGCAGAGACCTGTACATCGAGGAGCTCGAATACCGGACAGGCATGGTCAACTGGGACATATCCGAAGTTCTCCATGATCTCGGCTTCCACAAGACGTACACCATCGCTGATTCGCAAGAGCAGAAGAGCATCACCGAGATTTCCCGGCTGGGCTGCAAGATCATCCCGTGTATCAAAGGAAGAGGATCGGTGGTTGCCGGGATCAGTGAAGTCAAGCAGTTCAAGTTGCATGTAGTCGCAGGATCACGGAATGTGCAGGACGAATTCGACCAGTATTCGTGGACTCTCGACAGGATGACAGGGATGTACGACACTACGAAGCCGCAGGATGCGAATAACCACGCTATGGACGCTATTCGCTACGCAGTCGACTATCTTATAACCAAGTACCGTCCGGGTGCTAAAAATCAAAGGAAAAATGGATAAATTAAAGAGTTTCAGAAGCTACGTGGCGCATCGATGGATGCGTCCGTTCAGACGTTTCTACGGATTCATGAAACGCAGGATCAGCCGCAAGCAGAGGATCATGTCACTGCTTAGTCTCTCGAACCTAAAGCCCGATGCCGTGATAGCTATGTCGCAAGATGAGAGGGCATTAATGGATACTTTTGCAAAATTAATCGTACCTTCGCACCTAGTAACTCGGAAGGGTCGGATCATCCACGCAATCCCGGAATTGGAAGACGTGGAACTGTGGCAGATGATTGAAGCCCGGAGAGCGGAGACAGCGATTGACCGCATCAAGGGATGGTGCGGATACGTCCCGGAAACGGTGGCGGACATGATCAAGTTGTCAAAGTTTATTGAAACCGAGTTCCATCGTGCCGACCAGCTAGAGGCTGCGCTGCTTCCACGAGGCGGGGGCAAAGCGGACACCAGCCCTATAGCGGAAGCCAAGAACATCTTGGGCATGGTTCAGATGACAGCAGAGTTGATGTCGTGCTCCTTCGAGGAAGCGAAGAAGATAAACTACTCGGATGCCATTCTCGCTATCAGCAGACGGCATGATGAAGTAGAGAGAATGAAAATGAAAACTAAAACTAAAACTAAGTAATTATGAGTTGTAAGTATGACATTATCAATGAAGGCGGGCGTAAACGTGTAAGAGCGTTGCGTCCCTTCACGGTTCAAGGGCGGGACGTTTGTCCTATGGAACTAGGCGGATATGTCTATGATGCTAACACGTTGTCGCAGGATGGTAACTGTTGGATATTTAGC